CCAGGTTTCCGCTGAAATACGTTCATTTGGTCCTCCAATTTGCACGGGTTTTGCACAGGTTTTGCACGGTTTTAGATTCATAGCATAAAATAACACCGTTGGCAACACCCGTTTATTACGGAGCTACTCAAATCAGAAATCCTTTGCAGGCAATAAAAAACCCTCGCAAATGCGAGGGAAGGGGTGGTGGCGAAGGAGGGATTCGAACCCACGACCAAAGGATTATGATTCTTTTCTCCTTTATTTGCAAGGCGTTGCACATCAACAGCCGTTCACCGGACAACGTCCGATATGCACGGGTTTTGCACGGATTTCAGTTCAGAATCTCGCGCAACTGCTGGCGCATGGCTTCTTCGCTTTCGCGGCTGCTGGCGCGGTCCAGGAGGCGATCCTCGAGGCGCTGCATGCTCGTTTGACGGGCCTTGCCCATCTCGCGGCGCAGCATCTCGCCTTCGGTTCGGCTGGTGGGCGTGAACGGTTTGCTTTCCTGCACGGCGTCCCGGATGTCCAGGCGGGTGCGGGCGCGTTCGGTGCGGATTCGCTCGTCGGTGGGGCGCAGCGCATCCACGAGGCCCCGGTTGCTGACGCGGATGAAACGTCCCAGCGTGTTGCTCAGAACCGGCTGCTGCAACATCTTCTCGAAGGGGCTCAGCTCGCGGTCCGGCTCGTGCAGTTGAAATCGGGTGATGACGGTTCCGCCCAGATTGTTCCAGGCGTACTTGGCAATATGCTCCGCCGCGCGGGCGTCGCGGGCCTCGAACACCGCCGGAGGAATGATCTCGTAGCCGTTGCGCGGATCCACCGGGTTCTCGCCGGTGGCGTAGCGCCAAACAGCCGAACCCACCTGCATCAGCGGGTTTCCGGCCGGCAACTGGTCGCCAGCGTAGGACAGGGACTCCTGGAGGGCGCGGCCAGGGCTCACCTGCTGCTCGCCGTCCACGGCCTGTAGAACGCGCCACACGGTGGCCGCGATCAGACGCTGCTCTTCGGACATTGGCAGGCGCAAATAGCGCACAGTGCGCTCTTCCCGGTTGTCCCAGCCCAGGGGAATGATGTGGCTCGCGGCCATGTCGAAGTCCGACACCGAACGCAGCATTCGCTGAATTTCCTCCGCCTCGTCGTCTCCAAACAGCGCGGCCAGCACGCTCCGCGCGGCTCCGGACAGGATCGAATACTTCAGCACCTGGGGAATCACGCTGTACTTCATCTGCGTGTAGGCCCACATGGCGGGCCCGTGCTGCTTCCAGGCCTCGATCCCGCTCCTCCATCCCTGCTTCCAGGGATTGTAGAACATCTGAAACAGGTCGATCACGGGCAGGCCGGTGGGCGTGTCCAAAAGGTCCTGGCTTCCCGCGAACTGCCGCACCTTCTGATTCCGCAGGTATTCCGGCATGGTGCCAAACTTCTGGTCCATGTACAGCATGCCCGCGATCTTCGACGCGCGTTCCATGATCTGCCCCACCTCGAGGTACTTGCCCCAGGCCTTATTCAACACGTCCATCGCCACATGATCCTTGCGCGTCTCCATCGGGTTTTGGTTGTACTTGCGCAGCAGGCGGACAATAGCGTCCTCGTCCTGCCAGATCCCCATCAGGTTCGCGCTCGACACAGTCAGGCCTCGATCCATCGCCGCCCGCGCGACATCGTTCGGGTTGCCGGAGGCCATAGACGCCGCCGCCTTCACCGCCGTGCCCAGGTTGCGCCAATACTGCGGGCCTCCGCCCGGACGGTTCGAGACGCGCGGCATCCGGCGCTTGAAGTCCTGCACGTCGCGCATCCACAGGACAGGCCACAGTCCGTAATTCCAGCCCGTGAAAAGGGCCTTCAGCGGACGGCTCAAGACCTCGTTCATCTTCCGCATCACGATGTTCTCGATGTTCGGCGTCGTCTCCCACGCCGCGGCCAGGGGCTTCGGCACGTTGAACGCCTTCACCTCGCCCTTGTCCAGGTAAACGATGGTCTTCACCTTCTCGTTGTCCACCATCACCGGAGCCTGGCGCCGACCGTTCCAGCGCATCTCCGCCGGAACGATCTCCTGCGGGTAGGCCTCGCGCATCATTTCCACGGTGCCTTTGATCGCCTCGTTGCGGTAGGACAGATTGATCAGCCGGATTCCCTTCTCCATGGTGGACACCGCCGGACCCCGGATCTTCTGGAGGGTGCCGGTCTGCTTGTAGATCTGCGTGGAAACCCCGTCGCCGTAGCGCACGCGCAGAGCCTGCTCGATGGCGTCCTGCTCGCCGTAGTGCACGCTGAACGTCGCGTAGGCCTCGTTCTTCAGCAGGTACTCCATCAGGTCCGGCTCCAGCACGCCCGCGCGTTCCAGAGGCTCCAGAACGTGCTCTACGTAGAGTTTGCGCAACTCCTTCCGCGCCTCCTCCAGGGCTGCAAAGCGCTCCGCGCCCAGGCTCCGCTCCCATTCCGCCAGACGGTCCCGGCTCGTGGAAACATTCATGCCCAGCGGGTTCGCCATGTTCTCGCGCTCGTTCATCACGCGGTAGTGGAAAACGTATTCCTCGAGGTCCATCCAGGAAAGGTTTTCGTCCACCAAACCCTTCATCACCAAATTGTTCACATCCTGCACATAGCGCTCGTGCTGGTTCGTCCGGTAGCGGTAACGGGCAATGGCCTCCACCAGTTGGGCCGCCTTCGCGTTCTTCCACTTCGCCGCGCGCCGGTACACCGGCCCGAACTTCCGGTCCGCGACCAGGCGGAACGCGTCCATCCAGTCCGCCTTGGTCCACTGACGCGCCAGATTCCCCGCCATGTCCGCCTTCGCGCCCTCCGCGAACATACCCCGGATCGCCTCCACGCGGTCCTTCTGCACCTGCCCGCTGGCAATATCGTCCTGCAACTTATCCCACAGCGCCTTCACCTCCGGCTTGCGCACCAGGTAGGATTCCAGCATCTCGTAGGCCAGAGGGGCGCGGCGGCCCAGCTCAGCCGGATTCAGCAGGTAGCCCGAGATCAGGTCCGCGTATAGCTCCTCGCTCCGCGCCTCGTAATCAGTCACCTGCGCCGATCCCCGCCACCAGGCCGAAAAGCCCGACAGCTCCGCCGTCACCTCGTCGCGCGTGACCAGTCCCTGATCCTTCCGCCGCATGTCGCGCAGCTTCCGGTACATCTCGTTCTCCCGCGCCTTGAACTGCGGGTCCCCGGGAACGATCCCCTGATCCTTCACCCGCTTCCGCGCCTGGGAACGCAGCCAGTTCCGGTCCACCTTTGAAAGCCCCGGCGAACCGCCCAAATCCTTCGCCAGCTCGCTCTTCAGGTAGCGCGTCAGCGACCCCAGACGTCCCAGGATGTTCCCGCGCGTGCCGATCATGCTGTCCGGCAAATGATCCACCCAATGCCCCAGCTCGTGCGCCAGAACCTTGCTCGCCAGCTTCGGATTCGCATCCCGCGCCTTCCGCTTCGCCTCGCCCACCAGGAAATCGAACCGCGCCGCCGCAATGCGAATCTGTTCCGCCCCGTCGATGTTGTCCGGGTCCGCCTCGCGCATCTTCTCCGCGTACAAACTCGCCTCGATCGACATCCGCTGCATCTCCGCCGCCGTGATCAACTGGAAAATATCCGCCCGCAGCGTGATCGACCCGCCCTCCGACGGACGGAACACCCCCAGCCAGCGCGCATTCTTAAAACGCCCCATCACCGCCGGGATCCGGCCCTCGCCAATCGCCTGCGCGAACGCCACCAGCTCCGGAAGCTCCACCATCTGCCGCATGTGGCCCGGCCTCACCAGCGTCAACACCCCCTCTTCCGACACATGCGCATCCCAATCCTTCACTACCGCATCCAGGCGACCGCCCAGCGCGTCCCACTTCGCCACCGGCATGGAAATCGCCCGGACGGCGTCCAGCGCCTCCGCGTTCGACAAATCCGCACGGAACCGCGCCCGGCCCGCATCCCATTCCCCTTCCCATCCATCCCGCGCGTCAACCACCGCCGTCCCCACCTTGAACGGGTCCACGTCCACCCGGATCTCCGTGCCCGCCGGGTCCAGGGAAAGAACCTCCTCCGCCCGCGCGTTCGGATCCCCGGCGGCCCGCGCCAGCAAAGAACCCACATCCATCTGCACCGGCGCACCGATCCAGCGCGACAAATCCCCCGACGCGCCCGCATCCGCCGCCTCCGGGCGTTTGCCCAGCTTCGGCCTGAACGCATTCTGCAACGCCGCCCCCGGCCAGCCCGGCCCCGTCACATCCCCCTGGTCCGCGTAGGCGCGGCGACCATAAGAAGCCGGAGCTTCAAAAAGTTTCAGTTGTCCGTTTTCGTCAGCTTCATAGCTACGCCCGGACACAGCTCGTCCAGCGCTTCCGACATCACCTTGCCCGCCGCCTGGCGGACGTTGAAGCGTTCCTGCGGCGATAAATGCGACAAGTCGCCGAGCGGCTTCTGGTTTTGGAGACGAGACAGAGCCGACTGCGGCATCTGCTTTGCGGAAGTATCCACGGAATTTATCATGGAAGTGATCATGGATTAATTTTTGTGCGTCGTCAAGCGGCATTTGCGCCGCGCGGCTCACCTTGTCGGCCAGCCGTTCGATATCCCTGACGGACGGAGGACGCATTTCAGCGCCCGCCAGCACAGCGACAGAATGCACCTGAATCCCTTTAGCCCTCAGCAGTTCCGCAAAGGCCTGCGTCGAGTCGCCCGTGGTGTGGATATCATCCACAATGACTACCGGACGCCCCATCTTCGCCAGTTCCGACAAGGCGGGAAGCGCCGCATAAGAAGCCGGGTCTTCCATGCGGTCCAGAAAAGATTTCCCTTTCATGGGCTTTTTCTGCATGGCCTGCGTGACATCCTCACCCTTCACCACGGAATGCCCGTGGCTTTTCTGTATAGCCTCAGCAAGAAGGAACGGTAGAATGTTCCGTTTGGAAGAGCTGGGCATGGACACCAAAACAGCATCCTTCGGAAGATCCGCAAAGTTTTCCGGCTTGTAATACGAGTTCACCAGCGCCCGAGCCTGGTCCACCGGGTAATTTGCCGCCTCCCAATCCTGCTTCTGCTGCACCAGCTTCGGCTGTGCCGCGTCCCCTTTGACGGAAGCCTTTACATTCGGCAAACGAGTAGGTTCACCTTCCCGCAGCACATCCGGCGACGGCTGGGGCAACCCCGACACCCCGTCAAACGCCACAATCCCCGAGTCGCGCAGCGAACGGTACGTGGTATCGATCACATCCTCCACCTTGATATCCAGCGTTTTCCCCAATCCCGTCAGAAACCGCGCCGCTTCAAACTGGGCGCTCATGGAGCCCAGGCCTTCCGGCAGAATCACCGCCGCCGAATTGCCACGCGCGTCCACCATAGCCTTGCCAACCCTCTTCTGCCACCCCTTCTTCCCGAAATCGACCGCGGTCACGCCGATCACCTGCATTCGCGTGGCAAAATGCACCACGAATCCAGTTCCCGGGTTCCCCTGGCGCAACGCCCGCGCCATGTCCATCAGCTCTTCCGGACCATAAATTTTCTTCAAGTCCTCCCGCGACACCAGTTCCCAGGGCGCAAGGTCCGGCTCGTTTGCCGTCCGCTCCGCCACATCCGGCGACAGCCCTTCCCGGCCCTTCAGCTCCCGGTCCATCGCGTAGCGGATTGGAGCCCCGTCAAACTGCACCAGACCCGACTGACGCAACGAGTGCGCCACCCAGCTATCCGTGATCACATGGTCCAACACCTTCAGCCCCACAGCCTCTGCCGCCGCCTTCATCTGCCGCGTCACCTGCAAATCCGCCGTGCTCGGTTTCGGATCACCACTCGGATGATTGTGCAGCATCACCACTTGCTTCGTGCCCTTCGGCAAATTCGCCAGCGATTCCCGCGCGTGAATTAACGACGCATTCAAGATACCCAGCGTAGAAACCCGCGCCTCCAGCACCTTGCCCTGGCCGTCCAGCGCCAACACCTTCAAAGATTCCTGGTAGGGAGAGCGCAGCATCATCGCCAGCGCCATGGCATCCTGCGGACCCTGCACCGTCAGCCCCTGCACCGGCCAGGCCGTCCGTTCACCCTGGAAACGCTCCCGCAACACCGCAAATGCGGATTTCCCCGCCGACAGCAACCCGTCCCACACTCCCGGCTTCAACGGATTCCGCAGCGCCGCCGCGATCCGAAGCTCGTTTTCCCGAGCTTTCTTCGAGCGCCTTACCTTAGAAGCTGGGGAAGTTCCATCTCCACCACTTTCCCGTTGTAGGTCCGAGGCGGGTCCGTCAGCATCAACGGCTGGGACGGCGGCGTAAGGCCGTAAACCACCCGCCGCTTCGATTCTTCCGAAGAGTTCGAGCTGTTCACGGGCTGCACTTTCGATTTCGTTTTCCGGGACATTGAGGGCCTCCAGATAAGAGCGTACCCCATCCGGCCCCGCAGAGTCAACACCATATTGCGCCCCGCTTTCCCGCAGCTCCGCCGGAAGCACAGACAGCCCCGACGGGTCCACCCGCCGCAGATCCCCGTTGCTGTTCGCCACCTCCACCAGGCCCGCCGCGTCCGGCCCGCCGATCACCGTCCAGCGCCCGCCGTCCGGCGCCAGCACCTTTTCCCCCACCGGCGGCACATTCCGAAGCTCGGAAGCGCCTGCGCTGGCAGGTTCCGAAGGTCGGAACCCTACATCCATTCCCTCGTTGACATTCCCGCCCGTTCGCGGTACATTGCGATCAGAACCCGCGGGCGGTGTTGGCATCTGCGAGATTGGCGAGTCCAATGAGGCAGAGGCAACCCTTAAAGACGCGGGTTCGCTTATGGGCTCCATCATCGCGGCCTTGGCCCGCGCGGGTTTCTTCCCCTGGGTCTCCAGCTCCGAGTCCACCTTCACGCCCGCCAGCGCCCGCTGAATCAGCTCCAGGCTCGTCGCGTTCGCCGTCCCGAACATGTCCCCCGTGCTCGTGTCAATCGCCGAGGCCAGACGCTCGTATTCCCCGAGGGCCTGCGCCAACTGTTCCGGCGACAGATCCACCAGCGCATGGGCCAGGCTGTCCGCCACGGGATCCCGGGGACTGATCCAGTCCACCTGGTCCGTCAGTGCCGCCAGCGTCACGGGAGGCAGTTTGTTCGCCTTCCGCTCCTGGTTCATCCGCGTCACCTGCACCAGCGTGTTCATCGCGTCCCCGAACTGCCGCCGCAAATCGTAGTCCGGTTTCAGCGTCCCCGTCCGGATCAGGGCCGGAGCCACCTGCACCAGGGCGTCCAGCTGCTTCGTCAGGCCCAGCGCCTGCGCGTCCTCCGTCAGCGTGCGGATCACCTCCCGCGCCTGCGGATGACCGTTCGCCAGCGCCGCGATCAGCGCATTCGCCACGCGCGGACGCGCCGCCGGGCTCACGCTCCCGTCCTTCTGCATCAGGCCCGCGTCCTTGCTCGCCGCCACAAACCCCGCAAAGAACTCCGGATTCGCCTTCTCCGTCAGCGGCTTCGTCGGGTCCAGCGTCAGCAGCAGCTGGGGCGTCAAAAGCCCCGCGTCCGCCTGCGCCATTTCCGCCGCGTTGCGTTCCAGAATTTTCGGTTTGTTGCTCAGCTCCGCAATGCGCGGAAGATCGGCCTCCTGCGCCTCCAGCACGCGCACCAGCACGGGGGCCTTCATGCCCGCCGTGTCCACGCCCAGGGCCTCCGCCTGCGCCGCCACCGCGTCCCGGTAGCCCGCCGCCGTTCCCATGCCGTAGGCCGCCCGCAGCGCCATCACCCGGCCATTGCCGGAAATCACCTGCCCCTTCCCGTCCACAATCGGCGCACCGTCGTCCGTCGTCGCGCTGTCCATCAGCCGCGCCGGATTCAGGTTTCGGGCAATCTGGTCCACCTGCGCCGCGCTCCCCAGGCTCGCCCGGTTGCGCGGCTGCAGTTTCTGGTCGTAGGCCGCCTGGTCGCTCGTCAGCAACGCCCCCGCATCCACTACCTGCCAGCGCCCCTTCAGCGACATTTCCCCCTTCGGCGTGTCCGCCACCCATTCCCCCTTTGCCACCTCCGGCAACACCCGCGCCTGCCGACGCGCCTTGTCCGCCGCGATCCCCGCCGCCGCCACCTGGTTAAACTGCGCCGCCGAACCCGGTGCCGGAGGTATCCCCTCCACATCCACCGCCGCCACGGGGGAGGACCCCACTGCGGGCGAAACGGCGGGAGTGGAAGGAGAAACCGGAGCTTTGATTCCACGCCGCTTTGAACCGGCCCGCGCATTGGCAATGCCGCTCATCAATGCGGCCGCAATCGCACCCACCGCGCCGCCTTCCGCCGCGCTGGGAAAGAAATTCTGATACACCGAACGATCTTCATCGTACAGCTTCTGCGCCACGGCGTTGCTCAACACCGAACTCACCGCCTCCTGAATACCTTCTTCCACCCCTTCGGAAAGAGAATCGCTCAACACCCGCTTCAATGCCTTCACAAAGCCACCGCCCGACGCCTTGTCCACCTTCCGCATCAAGCCCGACACCGGAATCATTTCCAATGCCCCAATCGGCGCATTCAACGCGGCGGAAATCACCGCCGTCTGTTCATCCGCTCCCGCCGCAATCGCATCGTCGTAGCCAGCCCCCGCCGCCGAAGACACCATAAGGCCTCCAGCCGCCACAGGTCCGGCGATGTAGGCCGTTGCCACCTGCGCTCCCATCTGAGCTATGCCGGAGGGAAGCGCATCCGCCAGAAATGTCCCCTGCGCATTTGGATCCTGGTACAATCGCGCCGCCGTGTCTGTCAACACCCCTCCCAGACCGCCGATCAACCGTTCTTCATTTCGATACGGACGCCGCTGCAACACATTACCCTGCGCATCCACCACTTCCAGCTCTTCACCCATGGCAGACGCCAACGGTCCCACCGCAGCGCCAACGCCTTTCAGCGACTGGCCCACCAAATTCAATCCAGCCTTGCCCACCGCTGCCGCGCCGGTTCGAACATTGTCGCGCTTCGGCGCGGGCGTCATTGTCAGCCCCTGCCGCGTTTCCGTACCTTTCCGATCCTCCACAAAATAGGCTTCCTGATCCACATCAAACGTGTCTGGTGCCGTTTCGCGCAACAGCGCATCGCGGATCCGCGTGTATCGCTTTCCCTCTTCCAATTCGCTTTCACGCATCAAAGGCCTGTATCCTCCTTTGCCATCCAGTTCCCATCTATCCCCCTTCCGGCGAACATCAAAGCGATTGGAACCCGTGTTCCACTCATATTCATCCAGCTTCCCGCTTTTCCGGCGAATCCCCGGCATGCCGTCCAGAGGCATTTTCGGCGTCGTCTCCGGAGCGACTGTGCCCTTGAGCGTTTCCTTCTTCCCCTTCTCATACACGAAATCGAACCCCGTTTGATCGCTCCCCACCTGCCAGCCGTCAACGGTATGCCGCATCAAACGCTCCGCGCCGTCCGCCGCTTTGAACCGGAACAACCCATCACTCCCCTCCACCGGAGAAGCCCCTTCCACCGGAGGCCGCTGGGGGTCCGTGAAACGTTTACCCGCCTCCACTTTGATCCGCACCGGCTTCTCCGCCGGACGCGCCACTTCCTGTGGCGAAATCGCCGCCGGAGCCGCAGCATCCACCGTCACCTCGGCGGCGTCATAGAACACCGGCCGATCCGGCTGATCCGGAACCACCTCGGAGGCGTCATACGTATCCACGATCACTTCGGAAGCGTCGTATACACGCCCGGTTTGTGCAGGAGGATTCATGGTTATTGCGCTTTCGACCAGGTCTTGCCACCATCCATCGAAACCATGCGCTCACCCGTCGTCTTGTGTTTGCCATACACGGGAGCAGCCGCAGGAGCAGCCTGAGAAGCAGCCTGCGGCGCGGCCTGCGCCGCCGGAGCCACGCTGCCGGAGCCGGACGCGTCCATCGCCCGCATCTCGTTCTGCAACTCCTTGATACGCTCCTCACGGCTGAACATATTAACAAATCCATGACGGCGATCCCCTTCCGCCACCTTGCGCTGGTGCGTGCCCAGCTCCTCGAGAATTTCCTGACGGCGCTTCCTCCGCGCTTCCTCCGCATAAGGATCGCCAGACGTTTTGGTCTCCTGTTTCTCCGGGACAAAACGAGGCTCACCCGTCGGACTCGTCACCCAGTTCCCCAGAACATTGCCCTGGGGATCCACAGCCGGCTGCACCGCCCCCGCCGCAGCTTGCGGACGAATGACCTGCGGCTGTCCGTTCCCGGAAATCACCTTCGTCCCGTCGTCGAGTTCGGTGATGCGCACATTTCCCACCGCTTCCGCCTTGATCCGCTCCAGCTCAGCCGCCGCATCGCGGTCCAGTCCCGCTTCCCGCGTGGAGATATTGCGCATCTCTTCGCGTTCATTGCGTGCGTCCACGTCTGCGACAAAACGATCCTTGGCCTCAATGGTCATGCGCTGCCCGGCCCGTCCTCGCAGCTCGTCGGTCATGCGCATGGCATCACGCGCACCGGCCAGGCCCGCCCGGTTCACCTCCGCCAGACTTCCCCCGTAGTCCGCCCCCGCCACGCCCCCCAGCACAGACGTTTTCCCCTCCGCCGGACCCGCATAACGGATCCCCGGGTTCAGCTCCTGCGCCATCTCCTCCGGCTTCCACGGACGCGGCGCTGCATTCAGCTTCGAAGCATCCCCACCCACCAGGCTTTCTGCCGCGATGTTTGCAAACTCCGGGGAATATCCCCCACGCCGTGCCGCGTTGTAGGCCTCTCGGTTCAAATCCCTCCCGCCAGGCACAACCGTCACGCCTCCACGCGTGCCATAGCCAACCGCCGCAGGACGCGAAGGGACAGGCATTTCCTCATACACCTCCGTGGGATTCGCCTGACGACGATACTGCCCGGCAAAGCCGGTGCGACGCTGCAACTCCGCCGCCGCCTCACGCTCACGCATGCGGCGACCAAAACGCTGACCGGACAGAACATCATCCATGGCAAAACTCCTGATACAGAGGTGGAAAGAGGGATGCCCGTATCATGCCGCAGCTATCCCCCGGCATCAATTCCTGAAACAGAAAGGGAAGAAACAGATGTCGGTTTCTTCTTCCCGCACCCGCAAGGCTTCCACACCGCCCCGGAGGAAAGCCTATTCCCCGCCGCGTCCCGGCTTCCTCTTGGCTTCGGGTCGAGTGGGCGGCGGCGCGAGGGCATTGGGGGTCTCAGTGAGTGGTGAAATTATACATTATCCCAGCGCGGGTTCGAAATACTGCCACCTGAACACCGCAAAAGAAGTGGCCAGGATAAATTCAAAACTCTCCGCAGTATAGTCCACGGGAAACGAACCCACCGTGTCGAAAAAAATCCAGAACAGCAGCCTCCACGTCCGCCCGTATTCCGATGAGTCGCTCATCAACGTCCACGTTCCATCCAAGTATTCTATTTCATACGAAAAAGCATCAATCTGCCCCGCCGCCCACTTGCTCAAATCATCTTTCGGAGGCACATCGAGTCCTGCAATGTTTTCCACCCAGCCATCTTCCCCTGGGTCCAATGTCAGCACCACAGTTCCACCAGCAGGCACTCTCACCCGAATTGGATATGTTGAAGCATTGTGAAAATGGTTCGATCCTGTTGCCCACAAGTCCTCCGCCGTGTAATGACGAACTATTGTTTCCTCCCCGGTCGAATCAATTACAAGTAAAGACGCTCTTTTCTCCGGGTCCAAATCAAAAGAATACCCGTATGCCGTCACTCGATCAATACCACGATCAAATTCAATGTATGCATTTGCGATGTTCGCGACAACGCGGGAATACGTTTCCGCGGTCACTGTGTTTTCAAACATCACTTCTGTCGGCTCCACATAAGGAATCCGAACCAGCGCCAGTTGCCTCACCCCGTTCGGCCAATTTAAAGACCCTTGCGCACTCATTACCCGATCCTCAGCAGTTCGACGCTCGGCCCAGCAGCCCCGCGCACAATAAGGTTCTCCCGGAACACTCCGCCCCGGCAAATCCACTCTCCATCCCGCCGCATAGGAATGCGGTACACCGTTTGAGGCTCTACCGGGTCCGCGCTTGCGTCACCGTCGTAAAGGTCCGTCTCGTAGGTTCCCACTGGGGCCGTGGTCTCCCAGTCCACCAACGCCGAACCGCTGACAGCAAACTCCAGACTCCACCCGTCAGGGTCCGTCGGTGCCTCCGCGTCCGGGTCCCATCCGTCCAGCGCCGTGACGATGCCGACCGACCCCAGCAACGTGTTGCCCTGGTAAATCCAAAATCCTTCCAGCCCAACCCCACCCCCTGGCACCCATTCCGGGATGTTCATCACCCCTCGTCCAACTCCAGGCCCGTCCATCAGCACATCGCCGCGCTCTTGGAGGCGCATTTCCATTACCGTCAGCCTGTCCAGCAGATCCTGATTGGTTAATTCCTTTTTCGGTTTCACCTCTTCATTCATGGGGACGCCTCCTCATCATTCGTCCACAACGTGCTTCCCGTAATTTTGTACCCCTGCCCCTGAAAATAGGTGCCCGTCGCATTCGGATTGATCTGCACCCCCTCCCACGGCCCCCCGTCCGCCAGCTCAAAATTATCCGCCAGCGTGCTTTCATCCACATTTCCAGCAAACCGTTGCGTCAGCGTCAGCGTCCGCTGTTGCGTCACGCCGCCAGGACCCTGCCTGTACTGCGTTTTCAACACCCCCACAATATCTTGTTTATAGTTGTCATACGGCCGCCGCGTGATGCTCACCGTCCACGTTTTCGGCACCGCCACGCCCGACACATCAAACAGTCCAAACCCATCCGGGCCGCTCACCGTGTACGTCGTCTGGTAGCCCGCCGTGGTGTATGCAGTTCCCGTAATCGCCCTAGCCTCTGCTTCCGTCTGGCGCACCGCCAAGAGCTTGTAGATAGAGCCATATTCATGCGACCCCGCAGGGAACCAGCCAGTGGACAGCTTCGCCGCCGCCTCGATGGTTTCCTTCCGGGTCGTGTACAGGCCGAACTCCGTCTCACGGTTCTGCACCCGCACAATCGATCCGGCCACGGGAGTCGTGGGCGCGGCTTCCTCCGCCTCCGCCTGGGTGTGCTCCTCGATCACAGAAGACTGGTCATGCCGCACTTCCCCGCTCGTCGTCGTTTGGTCCATTGCATCGATAATTTCTTCCCGCGTGGCGAATCTCCCGAACTCCGTCGGCCTAGCTGACGTCCGAACAATGGTGCCGGGCGTAAAAGTTCCAGGAAGCGGAACAACAGTTGACTGCGTGTTTGTTACGACGTTGGTGTACTGGTCCGCGCGGGCCTCGGCCTCTTGGCTTGCCTGATTCGCGGGGGTAATCACCCGCCGCTCGATATCAACGCTGCAATCCTCGCGCACCTCGCGGCGCACCTGCACCACTTTCCCCGTCTGCGAATTCAGCGCCGTCCCCAGGTTCTGGTTTGTCCAGCCCTTCCATTCCTTGGTCTTCACTCCCTGATCCGCGCGGAATTCACTGTCGTATTCCGTGATGTCCCGGTACTTCCGCACCTTCCAGCGCAGCACGATGTTGTAGGACCCATCTCCGTTTATGGTCAAATTCCGGTCGTAGGAAGTCCCCGCCGTAATGCTCCCGGGAATCGGCAACGCCGCAGAATCTCCACCCGCAAACGCAAACGAAGCGTACTCCGTCGAATCGCAGTTTTCCCCCACCTTCACGTCCGCAATCGTTTCGCCGGTCAAGTCGAGCACATCCACCGTGATGTCCACCAGGCCGCGCTCCGCGTCATAGCTGGCGGAAACGGATACCCCCTTGGCTTTGGCCGCATCGATCACGCCCTGGGACAGGGCTTGTGGAATGTTCCAGTAATAGGTCCGCGTCGTCTGCCGCGCTCCCAGCCAATCCGCAAACGCGACCAGGATAAACTCGGGATCCGCGACCAGCCAGCGAATCGTTGCGCTGCCGTCGTCTTCCATGACCGCCGTGGAGGCCAGCGGATGCCAGTCTCCGGTCACGGATACGGTCGTCGTCGTTCCGGCCTTCGCCACCTTCCGGTGTGCCAGGTCGGCCACGACAGTGGTCACGGCTTTGGCCGCCGTCAAGGCCTGCACCTGGTCCGGGTCCACGCCACGCCATTCGAGAGTGAGGTAACGTTCCGTCGTGCTGTTTGTCGCGCCGTCGCCGGGGGTCGCCTGCACCTGCACCAGGCGGGCGTCCGCGTAGGTCAGAGATGTCAGCAGCCCCTTGCGCAAAGTCTGAATCACGCGCCATTCCTGCCCTGCCGGATTCTTCTGCCCATTCCCGTAGCGGGCCACCTCCACATCCATCGTCCTCCAGCGGCCCTCGAGCTGCAAATCTCCGCGCACCCAGGGCGAATCCACAAACGCTTTCATCGTCGGAGTGGGCGCCGTGTAGTTGGCCGCGTCCGCGTAGTCCAGCAGCAACTGACGAACCGCGTCCGCCTCGCTCTTCGTCTGGCTCACCACATAACGCTTCAGCTCCCCGTCCGGCAACAGGCCCAGTTCGACGGTTTCCAGCAAATGCCACTTGCTGGCCTCCAGCAACCCTTTCGCGTGCACCAAATCTTCTGCGTTCATAATGCCTGCCCCTCCGTGTTCATCGGTGCCGAGGCCAGGTCGATCAAGGCCGGAATGTATCCCGTCGGCAACCGATGATCGTCCACGCCGTCCAAGGCCCTCAGCTTCGCCGCCGCCTTCAGGCGTCCCCAGACGCCATCCGTGAAGCCGGACAGGACTCCAAGTGTGCTGTTCCGAACCCTCCAAGAGCTGTCAATGTGGCGCAACTCGCCCACATGACGGTATCCGCGCCAGGCTCCCGGCATGCATACCACAAAATCGTTGTTGTGGGTCCAGCGGAAAATGCGGCCGGTCACATAAAACTCAACCATCTCCGCATGGTAGGCATCCCCTACGCGCGGGCATCCCAGCGTGATCACGTCCCGGATCTTCACCCGGTCCCCGAAGATTCGCACAAACTCCAGCGCCAGGAATCCGCCGCGAGAGTGCCCTTCCACGTCCACGGGTACGGAACTCCGTTCGTACTTGTATCCGCCCAGATCCCGCAACAGCGGCACCAGGCGCATGACAAACGCCTTGAACGCCTCCGTAGCGCCCCGGTGGGACTGGGTCCCGTCCGGATTCTTCCCCATCCGCGCCAGATGCGCAAAGTTTGAAAGCCACTGGTCCTTCGTCCTCGTCCCCGCAAACGACACTACAATCCGCCCCGGCATCCGCTGCACCCGACACAGGTCGTCCAGCTCCGCTGTGGCAATGTTCGTCCACGGCCCCTCTTCCTTGGGCCGCTCATACATGGCTTGTATTCGTTGCGCAGCAGCCAGGGCCGCAGCGATTTCGGTTTCACGGGAAGTAATGGAGGTCATGGGGAGGAGGCAGGTTGAAGGTTGAATGGTTGAAACGTTGGAAGGTTGAAGAGTTTACAAACCACGGATGAACACGGATGAACACGGATAGGCGTGGGGATGTCTGCCGGTGGGATTAACCGCACGTCTGGTATTGATTTTCTTTCTGTCCCCCAGATGGGCACATCTCGGCTCGTTCCCATCCGTGTTCATCCGTGTGCATCCGTGTGCATCCGTGGTTTGATTCTTCGTTGATTACGGCGTTGCAGGTGTTGGCACAAAGAACGGCACCTGCTGCTCAACCACAACAGGAGCTTTCGAGGCCCCGTTGATTGCCGAGTTGAACATGTCGCGTCCGAAGTACATGCCCGCCACAAACTTTACCGCCGAGAGAGCCCCGGAAACCAACTGGCTTCCCGCCTCGCCCTGGGGAATCATCGATTTGGGCGGGGTGTAGGAACGCACCGCGATTTCCATTGGTCCTTTCAGGGTGATCTCTGAAGTTTCGCCGGTCATCTTGATCGACACATTTTCCACGCTGTTGCTTTGCGCGTAATACGCGGCGGCGATGGCGTTGTAGTCCACTTTGGGACCGCCCGTGGTGGCGCAACCCGGCAGCAGCATCAGGCCGGCCAGGCAGAAACAGAGGATCGACAGGAAGCGGGAATGGCGAATTTTCATGGGAATAACCTTTCTACGATTTTGGGAAGGAGAGCCACGGCGATGCCGCCGAGGATCACGGTTTGGACGCGAAGAGTGATAGCGATGGATGCGACTTTCGAGGGGAGAGTCTTGAGGTCCTGACAAACCCCTTCCAGGTTCTCGACCCGGCCTTCCAGATCGTCCAGCCTCCGGACGTGCTCGACGCAACGCATGGGCAAGGCGCATTCCTCATGGTCAATTCGCTGGGTACGGGCAGAGACAGGGGGCGACATGGTTCAGGGTTCTCCGGTTGGGGATTGGGCAAGGGCGAAAGCAAGTTCGTCGGCGCGGATGCCTTCCGGCACATGCAGGCGTCCTGCCTGCCAGTACCACTTCGCAAAACGCCCCTGCGGATCCCGGACCAGCGGTGCCCCATCGGCGGCATGGGAAACGGTGGCAACGACCACATGCGCGAAGGCTGTGGCTTCCGGGGGGTTCTCTCGTGGGCGCGGAGGCACAGGGCGAAAACCGCAGGCGGAAAGCGCAAGGCAAAGAATCAGCAGAAGCGTTTTCACAGCGAATCCTCCACCGCCGTCAGCTCCAGCGCCTTGGAGTACGGGATAAAGACCTCGTACCATTTCTTGTTCATGGCCGTGAGCAGCGGATCCATGGCCTGCATTTCTGTGACGTCCAGACCTGGGATTTTGAAAACGCAATAACTGAAGTCATCTGGTGTCCCGTTGACTTTCACCCCATCGACCACCCGGATGAAACGAACGGGTTGGTTCAGAAACGTCAGGAACTGGTCCAGCGTCGGCTCGATTTCCACGGGCGGATCGTCCTGGGTAAACATGCGCCCGCGCCGCTCCCGCATCACATCCGGGACAGGCAAGGTCCGGTAGCCGTTGGCAGACACCACAACATATTGCGGCGCGATCACGGGTTCTCCTGAAATGGGGTCGTTCATGCGTATTTGCTCCTGGTGGATCGGAAGTTTTGAGTGATTTGAGAGGCCGTCAGAACCGTCGAATAAAACAAATGATCGCCGCTCTGCACCGTTGCCGTGACAGGCGTGCAATCAAACGCCGTTGCGCTGGTAACAGCAATCTGGTGATACCCAACGGTCAGCGCGGTGGAAGCAACGCCGTCCACATAAAGAGTGGGGGAAGTAATTCCAGTTGTTGAAACCACTCCACCGGAGGTGACGTTGATTTCCGGCGTTCCCAGGTCGATCAATTTCTTCGCCGTCACGCCGTCCCAGTAACACCAGAAGGAAAATGTCCGCACGCCGGGGACGGTGGTAATCACTCCGCTCTCGCCCTGCTCCGGGAAATTCAGGAACGCGGGATGCGGGCGGGGAAGGGAAATGGCGTTGCCCTGCGCGTCCAGTCCATTCGGCGTTTGCGGAACCAACATCGCACCGTCCTTGTTCCAATCCATCGCCGCCGTTTGGGGGACAGGCATATAGCGCAGTTGGCCGATGGTCAGCGGGGAGCCGGAAACGGTGCCGCCGCCCCACGCTGCGGACGTAACACCATTACCCTCGGCAACAAACGTCCACGTCCCTGTGGCCCCCACGTCAACTCTAACCCCGCGCATGTAACCTCTGAACCTACTGGTCCCAGCTCCGCCTATGAGGTTGAAAACTAGAGTTCCGGAAAGAGTTAAACTGGCTAACGTTACGCCAAAATTAGACAATGTGATTACATTGGATGAATTACGAACTATGCGAATTTGCACATCTGTACCATTTAGGTTGGGTATGATCGCGGACGATTGTGTGCCGGAAGAGTTTCGTACTCTGAACGTTGTAGTTGTAATAGAGATAAGCGAATCTCCTGAGACTGACCCGAAAACGTATTGTTGCTGCACAGGAGTAATCAACCTGCCAGAGAACTCAATAACGAACTCACCGGGTATGGTTAACGCAGGAATCTGCACCACAGCTCCGCTAGAAGCCCCGTCGAACCACATATAATCCGCATACGCCCCCAGCCCCCGCACTTCCGCCGGGATGCCGATTCCTGTCAATCCATCACAACCGACAAACGTTCCGTGCAGACCGTTCCCGCTGGAGTCCAGCGCGGTGAGAGTGTTGAGGTCTCCGCTGGCGTGGGAATTGAGCAGGGCGCGGAAAAGGAGCGTCGTACCTTCTGTGAAAGTAAGAGCCGCGATTCGCGCGGCGAGAAAGCTGGCAGGGGTTACGCTTCCGCTTGTCCAAGCTGCAACGGAGAGTCTGTCTGCACGATCCCCATAGGTTCCTGTGGGGGCTGTTGCAACCGTCAATGTTTGCGCGACTCCGTTGACGGTAGCCGCTGTGAGAACACCATTTGTAACGGTCAGGTCGATTTTCGCCCAGGCGTTTAATGCGGGACGGGGGAAACGGACCAGGCTGTGGACGCTCGCGCTGGCCGGCTGTCGGGAAATAAACGTCATGGTGCTGGATGAGTGTTCAGAAAGGAACCAGTAACCTCCATTACTCCCACCTTGCCGCTCGAAAATGGTGGCGTTCGCAGCGGGCCATGCGGTTACAAACAGACAGACGGAAATCATAACCGTCTTTCTGGCGAAATTAAAATTTGTGCTGTTGGGAAACCACGCATAATCCGTGATGCCGTCCGTGACAATGCAGCGGCCAGAGGCCAGCACCATGTTGTTTCCGGCCCCGCTGCGGTCGGCCACAACCCCATCGGCTGGTGCATCCTGCAACAGCGCCAACGCCCCGCTGCGGAGGATTCCGCCCGGCGGGAGAATGTTGGCACGGCGTTCGTTGGGCTGTACGGCGAGCATGGCGGCTTAGGAGGTGAGGGCTTCGGACCGGACAGTCGCGCTGGTGGCGGTTTCGCGGATAAACTTCGCGGCCAGGGCCTGCTGCCGCGACAAATACACCCACGTATCCGCCCGCAGCAGATCCCCGGTGGTGGTGGCAACAGGGGCCGTTCCGTCGGTCGTCATCCGCACATCCGCGCCCTGCACCTGGATCTTCACGATCCGTGTGTCTTCGGGAACAGCGGCGGCGACGAGTTGAACGCCTCCCACGGTGGCATCCACGGTGAGGCTGCGTCCGGATCCCGCAATGGTAATCTGGCTCTGTAGGGCATTGACTTGGGTAACGTTGGGGCGGCTCATAACGGGGTTCCTTGTTTAGGTGAGTACAACATGGGCGCTTTCCTGCTGCCGCTGCGCGTCGCGGTCGTTTCCTTGCAGTCGTTCCAGTTCGGCCTGGGCTCGGCCGCTTTCGGCGTCCGCCGCCTGCTGGCTGTCCCCCTGGAGGCGCAGCCAGTCGGCCCGCACTCCCCGCGCCACGTAGCGCAGGAACAGGGCGGGAATGTGCTGCTTCTCCCAATACACCTTCAGGCTGAGGGCGTTACCGCTGTTGCTGTCCTGGAGACTGCGGTAACAGTGGGCGCTGCCGTCGTACACCAGGGCGTCCCGGCCGTAGCTGGCCGCGCCGCTGTAGGTGGTGGTGATCGTCACGCGCGGAGGGGCCAGGCGGAACTGAATCCACACGGTGGCCGGGGCATCCGTGGGCAGTTCAATCCCCCGGTCGCTGAGGCGGTAGGGCAAGGCCTTGGGACGCCTCGCCACCGCCGGGTTGAGAGTGGTAATCCAGCGAATGGCGTCCATGTGCACCAGGCTCACGCCGCTGGCCGGGGCTCCGGCCCCGCTGGGAATCACGGCCTTGGGCACGTAATAGCCCGTGGTCGCGTCTCCGCTCACGGCCTTCTCGATGATGGGACTTAGCGCCGTCCACCAGTCGGCCTCGTAGGCTTTCTGGAGGCGATCGGAAATGAAATCGCAAAGCTGGTCCTTCTGGTAGGCGCTGGGGTTCCAGGTCTCGGGGATCAGCCCCACCTCGCGCACCACGCGGTCATACAGCGTCTTGAACGACACCGTGCGGATCTGCGCCCCGTAGTAGTCGTCCAGGTACGTGCTCACAGCCGCTCCCCGGTTTTCATGTTGTAGCGGCGGACCGCGCCGCTGTCCAAATCGTGAATCTCGCGGATCCCGTCCGCTTCTTCAATGCGGCGTCCGGGTTCAAACCAGATGCGCCGCGACACTTTTCCAAATCGGTTCCTGGGGGCCGTCAGCGGTCCCGCCGTGCGGTGCACGCGGAAGCTGGAGGATCGGACTTTCCCGCTGATCTCCGGATGACGCCGCAGCATGTCGGCGCGGAACTCGGGCTCGTCCCAGATGTTGCCGCCGTTCATTTCGCGGAGGTTGGCCAGGCGGGCGTTCTCATACACGTCTTCATGCACGCGCAAACCCATGTGCCCCTCTCCGTGCAGGAAAGGGCGGGTTTCGGGCAGTTCCCTCGCCAGCGCCAGTTGGCTGTCGCGCAGGGAGGTGTTTTCGACGGTGATCGTGTCGCTCATGGCAAAAGGGTGGGAATCCGCCCGGCCCCCAGAGGAAAGGAGACTCTGACCGGGCGGACCCCAGGGAGGTGATTATTGCAGGTCGAAGAACAGGTGCAGTTCACCCGTGTCGATGTTCACCAGGCTCTTGTCGGCCATGGAGGAGACCACGAGGTCCACCGTGTCGTCAGCGCCGTAGATGTAGAACGGCGATTCGATCAGCTCCGTGCGGATCGCGCCCAGGTCGGCGATGACCTTGTTGATCTCCGCCTTGAGGGCATTGGCCAGGGTCTGGGTGGTGCCCGCGTCGGAACCGTTGGGGGTTGTCACGGTGGCGGAGGTGAGGGCGGCGATCCCTGTGGCGCTCTGGCCGAACTTCAGCTTGATTTCCGTGCCGTTTTCATTCAGCTCCGTGCTGCCCATGTAGCGGGAGGTGTTGCCACCATCCCCCAGCACGGCGGCGCAGGTGTTGAACGCGGCGTCGGAGGCGTCCTTGAAGGGCGTCACAAGCACGTGTTTCACGAAGCGGACGGCCTGTCCGGCTTTGCGGGTGAGCACCTGCAGCGTCTGCGCGGTGTTCGCCGTGGCCTCGGTAAGGTCGTCGGCGGTGATGATCACCAGGGTGTTGGCCCCGATGGCGGCCTGCTCTTGCAGGGTGAGATTATGTTTTTCCATGATCGTTTTCTCCAGAAAGGAATGAGAGGTTGGGTGGCTCCCCCGGAACGTGGCGGGTCATAACGCCGTCACGCGCCGGGGTTGCCGAGAGGTCACGCGTTGCAGCGGATGGCGAGCTGGCCCACCACGGTGCCGGGGTGAAGGACGCCGGTGGATTTCCAGTGGCCGCGGGGACCGCCGCCTTCGTCGGTGTTGTCCTTGTGACGGAAGGGCACGTTGAAGCGGAAGTACCACTCATTCATGTCCAGGAACACGCCCGAACGGTGCGCGTCGGCATGGCTGTCGCCCGTGTCGCGGTCGCGCAGCAGGTAGGTCGTGGGGTGCAGGCGCACCAGGCCTTCCGACATGATCAGGAAGTCCACGCAGCGCATCACCGTTTTGGCCTTCTGGTCATAGGTGTACTGGCGCAGGTTGTTCCCGAGGTTGTTGTCGGTGTCGTAGGCGCTGAAGTCGTTGAAGCGATTCTTCAGGTCGATGCCCACCCAGCCGTCGAGGGTGATTTCGCCGCCGTTGCGGTCTTTGAACGCCTGGGCGATCATGGCTTCGAAATCCTTCTCGCTGAAGTCCGCCAGGGCGGCCTGATACAAACAGGCGCTGCTCACGCGGTAGGCTTCGGGAAGGGTGTAGTAGTCGCTCACGCCGGAGAAGAACCACCAGAACACGCCGCCAAAAGCGTCTTCTTCCGCGCCGGCTTCCTGGTAGGGAACAGCGTCGGAGAGACAGCGGGCCTGGATCTTCTCCTTGAGGCGGATCGAGGATTCGGCTTTCTGCACGGCCTTTTCAGGTCCGGCAATCTGCTCGGTGTCGTCCGTCTTCTGGCTCACGTGCCACGCGTCGCGCAGCTCCATGCAGCGCATTTTCGCGGCGATGCGCCGCTGGCTGTCGAAGGTGGTCTGGTCTTCTCCGTCCTTCGCGCCGCGGTGGCCGGTGCGCTTGCGCGCGGCGAGCTGCCACGAGTAGTCGAGCTGGGCGATGGTGGAGGGCTTCTGGAGCGCACTGAAGAATTTCGCGTCGTGCGCCTTGGTGTTGATGATCTTGTCCATGCGTGCCAAGTCGCGCAGGGGAATTTGGGCTTCGTAAATGCCGGGCATTGGAGTTTCTCCGTGATGTGTTTCGGTTTCGGTTCAGTCGTCGAGCGAGGCGGCCAAATCGCCGATTTCCTCGTCCACGCCTTCCAGTCGCGGGGTTTTGCGGGTCTTGCTGGGCGCGCGGGTTTCCACCGCCGCTTTCGACTTCATGCCTTTGGACGCCTTCTTGCCCGGGGCGACGCGCCGCGCCTCCCGTTCCTTCAGCGTCAGGACGCCGATCACCGCCTGCGCCACCACCCGGTCACCGGCATTCGCCAGCTCGGGATGTTCGCGCAACAGGCTGCGGCGGGCCTCGTAGGCGGGGGTTCCCCGCTTCCAGGCCGCCGGGAAGAGACTGCGGGCCTTCGCGTCTTCGGTGATGCGGGATTCCAGGCGCTTCTTCGTTTCGGGAAGTTCACGCCGTTCCTCCTGCAACTCCGCCACGCGCTGGCGGATCGCCGCCACCGGGTATTCCTGACCCTCGATCTCCACCATGTTCTCCACCTTCTCCCCGGAGACCGGGTCCTTGGTGAAGCTGGGGAGACCCGCGATTTCGCTTTCCAGGTACGGAATCAGCCTTGTGAGCTTCTCCGCCCGCTGGTCCACGTCCGCCGGGGTCCGGAAGGTGGAGGGGGCCCGTTCCGCCGCGCGTTCCTGAAGTTTGGCTTCCGCCTCCTCCAGTTCCCGCTCCAGCTTCTCGGCCCGTTCGGCCTCCGCCTTGAATTTCGCGGTCACCGTGTCGATGCGTTTCTGCATCTTCGCAATGGCCGGGGGCTGCTTCTCTTCCTCGTCGTCATCCTCCCCGTCTTCGGAATCGTCCTCGGCGGATTCATCGTCCGCGTCGTCCTCCTCCTCGTCCGGGTCCTCTTCTTCCAGGTCTTCCTCGTCATCGTCTTCCGTTTCGACTTCCTGCACCGTCGGCTTTGTGGCCTTCTTCACGGGCGGCTTTTCAGTCTTTGCGGATCCGGGGGCGGGCTCATCGCCGGGCAGGTCATCCAGGATGGAAGTTGCCAGGTCGGAAATGTCCAGCTCATGCAAGGCATCGGAAGTGTCGGTATCTTCAAACATCGTCGTTCTCCAGGTCGGATTTAGGTCCTGACCAGCGGACCGGGGGTTCAGGAGATTCACGGCTCTCCAGTGCCGGCTGACCACCCCGCAAGGACGGGCAACAGTACGAGTCCTGTTTACTACTTACGCGCCGACTTACGCAACCGAACAAACAAAATGAGAAAACAAACACCACAAAACAAAGCCCCCGGCGCAGGGCCGGGGGCGTTAAAACAAAGGTGTACAGGCGTATTGTTATCGGGTGTTCATCCGTGTTCATCCGTGGTTGAAAAGCATTTCCGGTTGTGGGTTCCGCGCTTCGCGGGTTTTCCGCGCCTTCGCCACATGGTCCGCTGTGAACCGCGGCGACTCCGAAGCCACTCTCTCCCAGCCGGCCAGATAATCAATCTTCGCCAGCATTTTGCCGCACCACTCCACATCCGTCTGCGTCCAGTACGTTGTGTTTGACCACTTCTGCCCAAAAAAGTCGATCTTCGCCCGTAACGTTTTCGGGGTCATCCCTCACCCCCGCCGCGCAGGAAGTCGATCATATGAAACAGCCCTTCGATCAGGCCGCAGGGATCCTTGACGGCTTTGTCTTTGGGCAGGGGCGGATTGAAGTTGATGGCGAGAGTGTTTTGCCCGTCTTCATGCTTCGCGTGAATGGTCAGCGTCTGCCCCAGGGTGTCGTTGTAGACCACCGACGCGGAGGCTTTCATCGACGGCGCGGGCGCGGAAGGGACGCCAGGGAATGGGATGGGCTCATTCATGCCGCCACTCCTTTCAGCGCCTGGAGCATCCGGGAGCAAAACTCCGCTTCGGCTTTGGCATCGGCAATGGCGCTGTGCTGGCCTTCGTGTTTGGGAGATTTCAGGCGGAGGCTGTTGCGGAGGGTGCGGAGGTCCTGCCGTTCGAAGAAGTCCCAGGGGCGGCGGAGATCGAGGTTCCGCATCCAGACTTCAATCGGGGAGAGGTCCATCTCGGGATCGTTGCCCCAGACAACCTGGCAGTCGTTGCGGTTCCACGCGGTAATGATGGACATGCAAACGTGTTTCAGGGTGTCGGTGGCCTTGGCCTGTCGGCGGGCGTGCCAGACGGCGGGGTGCCCCGCGCGGATCAGGTCGATCCACCAGCAGACGGTCGCGGAAGAACACTGTCCGTTGTCGGGTTCGGGGAAGAAGGAAAATTCTTCGGTGACTTCGCCGCTGTCGGGGTCGAAAATGACGACGCCGACTTCAACGACTTCCGGCATGACGCCGGGGGGAAGGTCCTCGCGCAGGCCGAGGGTTTCTAAGTCTATGAGCATGTGTTTCATGTTTCTGGTTTCAGGTTTCTGGTTGAAGAGAAGAGAAAAGGGTTTAGATTTCAACGCTGATTACAGGCCTGATTTTGTAACATCCAAAACGGCATTCCAGTTCTCCGTCTTCGTTCATATAGGCGCATGCAAACGTTAGAATGGTGAGATATTCAGCCGGGGTGACACAGAGGGAAAAATTACGCACTTTGTCGGTGCATGCTGACAGCTCAACTTTTGCCTGATCCTTTTTAAGCAAACGTTGCGGAACGTCCTGCCCTTTTAACCGGGCGGTAATAAGATCACAAAACAGTTGTTTTAAATCTGCCTCATTGGACATAATATCGCGGAGGGTCTTCATGATGCGTTTCCTTAATTGAAATTGAAGTTCCCCAGGGGCCTTGCGGCCCCCGGTGGGGTGGGGTTATCGGGTGGCGGTGCCGTGGTAGGGCTGCTCGCCGGTGGTGTCGTGGAGGACTTCCGCCATGTGGCGGGCAGTTTCCTTCTTGGCCTCCTCGAGGTCGGCCCATTCGAGGGTGAACATGATCTTGCCTTCGTTGAGGCGGTAGCGGAGTTTCACATCGAGTGTCACCGCGTCGCAGCCTTCGTAGAGCGGAATCAGGACTTTGAATGCCTGGGGGATGATGATGTCACCTTTGGTCCCGGCGCGGGCGTCGGTGGTTTCCTCGAAGAGGAACTGCCGGTCGCCGTTGTCGAGGCGCACCGCGCTCTTCCACGCAACCTTGGGCTTGGCCTCCAGGGTGGTGGCAATCTCCATCATGGTGGCGGCGGCGGGGTTCAGCACGTCGCCCGCGCGGCGGTCGAAGAGCAGGGCCAGGGTGCCCTGGTCGATGCTCTTGGATCCGTCCGGGGTGACGGCGGCGCTCCAGGTCTTGAAGGCATGGGTGGGCGACAGAGGGAAGATGGCGCGGTGCTCTTCCCACTTGGGTTCATCGGGCACCTGGGCGTCGATCAGGGCGACGATTTCGGTTTCGCCGATGAAAACGCGCAAATCCTCTCTGGTCCACTCGGTGAGGTAGCGGAGGAAGCTGTCAAAGCTGCTGTGAACGACGCGGCGTTTGATGCGCAGCGGCGCGGGCAGGGTGGCCTCCACGTCCTCGAGTCGCTCGTTCGCGCGGAGAATGACCTTTCCGTCGTTCACGTTGCGTTTGAGGTCGATCAGGGCGGCAAACTCGGCAAGCATGCTGGTGAGGGTGTCCATTATGCAATGCCCTCCAGACCCATCTGGCGGGGGTCATCGCGCTGCAAGGTGCCGGCTTCCGTGGTGAAGGCGAGGGTGCGCTGACGCGCGGGCTTGGGCAGGTTTACGGCCACGTCGTTTTCGATTTCGACCTGGGTGGCGCTGTGGTCGGTGGGCTTGACCTTGATGGTCAGGCGAATCGACCCGGCCCGGCCCGTCTTGCGGACGGCCTTGACGAGGGTGTTGAGGTTGCTGCTCAGATCGTGGTCGAGGACGCCACGTTCGAACTCGGCGACATGGTCGCTGAATTTCTTGCCGGTCACAATGTCCGGGGATGTATTCATGTTTTCTTCCTTTCGTGCCCGGAATCCCGGGCGGGTTATTGGGGACAAATTATTCAGCCTTGCGCAGCCGCTCTTCGGCGATGGCAATGCTGTCTTCCAGGCGCACCATCACTTCCGCCACGCCTTCCGCGTTGTTGAGAATGCGCAGCCGCTCTTCTGCCGTCCCGCGCAGGTCGCGGGCAAAGTTCGTCATTTCGTCGGTGTGATCCTGCAGGAACTGGTGCATCACGTCAAAGTGTTCGCTTTTGGCGAATGCGACGAGTTTCTTGGCGGCTTCGATCTTCTGTTCGTTGGTCATACTTTTCCTTAGTCAGGGGTTGGTTTCAGGCGTTCCCGGCACGCACACCCGTGCGGCCCACGCCCACGTTCTGACGCTGTTCCAACATTTGGGTGAGGTTGTCGATATGCTGTTTCAGGCGTTCGGTGGTGATTTCGTCCATGGGGCGGGCGGCGTTGGCCTGGAGCCACTGCTGCAACACGTCCATGCGGGCTTGGAAATCCACGCCGTCTTCGTACTCGAACAGCTCGGGATCGAACCCGGCCAGGATGCGGCCGATCTGGTCCTGCTCTTCGCGGGCCTCGTCGGCGGCGGCGTCGTTGCCGTCGCGCGTCACTTCGTCGGCGATGGTGGGATCCCAGAGGCGCACAAAGAACTTGGTCATTTTGTCGCGCATGATCGTCGCGCCGGTGTCGCCGGGCAGAATGAAGTTGCTGAACACTTCCATCATGCCCTTCACAAACTCCTGATTCAGGTGGCGCGGATCGAAGGACACGGTGATGGCCACGCGTCCGGCCAGGTCTTCCGGGCGGATGTCGTCCATGGGCGCTCCCACAATCTGCTCCAGACGCGCGGGGCTCATGTTGTGCAGCATCTGCGTGATGACCATGAGGTAAAATTCCTCCATGCCGGCCATCACATCCTTGATCTCGTCCTGTTGCAGCAGTTCCGCCACCATGTCGGCCTGGCCGGGCATGGGGACCGCCGCCAGCCGGTTGAGGTTTTCCTCGAGCAGCTTTGCCACATCGAGGGCCTCGCGGGGGTACTGGAAATCGTTGAACACGCTGACCTCGCCCGGACGCTTCTCGCGGATCACCGACAGCGGAGCCAGCAGCAGCTCGCTCTCGCGGCGGTTCTGCGGGGCGCGGAGGGGCGGCAGGGTCTTCAGCGCGGTGACATTGATCGCCAAATCGCGGAGCCATTTGATCAGGCTCTGCGCGGGACCGCCAATCTGCGGCCAGCCGCGGCTGTCCAGAAGCCGGGAGCTGAGCACCTCGCGGGTGAAATACACCAGCGGGTATTCCCCGTAAGCGTCGTCCACCAGTTCGTCTTCGTTGGCCGCGCCGTCGGCATGGGCCGGGCAGTACACCACGCGGTACACGCCAATGCGCCCCTCGTCGTCCATCGCCTTGCGGTAGCAGGTCACGATCTCGTAGCGCTGGGCCTCGGTTTGTTCCTCCTGGAGCGTGTCGGTCTCCTGCTCGAACATGACGTATTGCCCGCGCAGGCCCGGATCGTCCTTGTCGGGATTGCCAAACACGGCCTTGACGAACGCCGGGTCCCAGCCCTCCACGTCCGCGCGCTGCATGCCCTCGGCGTAGCTGATGCGCTCCACGAGGAACAGGTAGGGCGCGTCCTGAATGTTGTCCACGCCACGGTCAAAGAACAGATCCACGCCCACGCGCAGGGCCACGGGACGGATGCTGTCGCGGGCGAGAATCGTTTCCACCCGCGTGCCCATGCCTTCGCCGCGCAGGTCGCGCAACAGGCGTTTCAGCGCGGCGGGGCGGTCGTTGGGGAAGATCGCGGACAGACGCTCCAGCGCCTCTTCCTCGCGCTCCGGGTCCAGCAGTGCCATGCTCACGCTGCGGCGCACCACTTCCGCATCCTGTTCGAACTCCAGCGGGTCTTCGGCCTCCTGCGCCAGCGCGTCCACAAACGCCTCCACCACCTGCTCCAGCGTGACGGTCACCGGCTGCGGGATCAGCACCGGCGCGTAGTACGAGTGAAACGCCGCGCCGCCGTCGCTGTTCAGCCAGTTCACCAGCAGCTTGATCGCGCGGCGTCCGTTGCTGCGCCAGATGTTGCGCACCTGCCAGGTCAGCAGCTTGAACACGCGACCGGCCACGTCGGCATCGGCGGAGGTCACGGGCATCACGGCGGCGTTGGCGCGGGTAATGGCCTCCACCGCCAGGGCGATCTTGAATTTCAGGATCAGATCCACGAGGTAGTTCCGGCTGTCGGCGGCCCCCTCGAAAGGCGCGGGCTCTTCGCCCAGGGCTTTCTTCCACTTGCGTCCGTCGTTGCTCTGGCCGTTCCAGATGCAGAGGCGGGTCTGGTTGTCTTCGTCGAGAGTGTTCCAGTACGCGCGGAGCTGGTCGCCGCCCAGCTCCTGCAAAGCGCTGGTCATGCTGGCCAGCAGTTCCGGTTTTACGGTGTTCCCGTGGCGGGTGCGGGTGGACAAAACGAGATCATCTTTCATGCGGTTTTCCGTTGTTCGGATTTGAGGGTTTGCAAAAATCGTTCAATGACCCCTTCCCGTCCGGGCATGGCGGGCAGGCCTTCGCGCTCCAGGCGCAGGATGTCTTCGCGCAAATACTTCCCGTAACGCATGCCCATCAGGCGACGCTTGCGGATCACGCCCGCTTCGACCAGGTTGTAAAAGCTCCGGTTGCTCAGGTTCAGCCGCTGCGTGGCCTCGCCCTGGGTGATGAATACCGTCTCGCTCATCCGTAGTTCCTCCGCAGGGGGGCCAGGCTGTGGGTTTCGTCGTCCTGCAAATCGCTGAGGGCGAAATACCGGATATTGTCAATCGGGTCCTTGCACGCGCCCTTCTGCCCTTCCGCATTGGTCCACATGCGCAGACAGGCGATGGTGTTCACGCACTCCTCGCTCACGTGCAGACGCATGCGCGTCGGGTCGCGGTCATCCTCCGGCGTCCAGTCCAGCAGGTCGCGAATGGCCTCCACGCCGCTCTGCACGTCCTCCGCCGGAGTGGGCAGGAAGTTCAGCCCCACGTCGTCGAACATCGTCAGCAGCGTCGTGCTGCGGTCGTTCTCCAGCTTGGGCGACGAGGCCGCGCGACTGTCCATGTAGCGCAGGCTGATGCGCTCCTTCGCGCCGGATTCGCTCCAGTCCTGCACGTTCTTGCCGTCGGCCCGGAAATCCTTCCAGCCCTCCAGGCGGGCAATCTCCTGTTTGAATTTCAGGATGCCCCAGTTGAACGAATCCTGGGCGCTTCCCTTCGCGCCGTCGGGATGTTTGTCGCTGGGCTCCACCCAGGGGCCCGGCATGCCCACGCCAGGAATCTCATAGTTTCCGGGCCATTCGCGGTACAGGTACACGTCGAGACCGCAAATGCGGAACCAGGTCTGGAACGGATTGCGGCCTGGAGCCGGGTCCATGAAATGGTAGTTCGTGCCCTTCGCCGGAATCGACTCCGCCTTGCACACCTGCCAGGTGTCGAAGTTGCCGATCAGGGCGCTGGTCAGCTTCAGGGCATGACCATACACGCGCCAGCGAATTTCCGTCTTGCCCTGCGTGCTCGCGTCTTCGATGATGCGCACGGGGTTTCCGAACGGACCGTCGCTGCTGTGGAAGAACAGCACCGCGCGGTTGTAGCGCCACTTGCCGTTGAAGTACAGCGGGGTGCAGCGCATCACGCGCGGAACCGTCTCGAAACTCCTCCCCTCCGGCACAGCCGGCTGCGAGGGCTTTCCCTCCAGCCAGTTCCGGCAATTCTCCGGAATGCTGTTCGGGCCATAGCCGGGAATGTCGTGACTGTCGCGCCCGCGCTCGTAGGCCAGCGCATAGGCCTCCTCGTTCGCAAACCCCAGCGACCGCGCCAGATCCGGCCCCTTCCCGTCCGCGGGCAACATGAACGCCACGGAACTCTTCACGATCTCCGCGCCCTCGTAGAACCACGCGCAGCTCGCGCTGTAGCCATTCTTCGGCGTGAAGGTGCCCAGCACCCAGCCCCCCTGTTTCGCCACGCGGAACATCACGTCCTGAATCCACGACAGCGGGAACAGCTCATCGAGCAACCCCGCGAAAATGTTCGGTCCCTGCATCGCCTTGTCCTGGTCCTGCCCGTAGAACTTGAACGACACCGCGCTCTTGTTCGGCAGGATAAACCCGTTGTCGCTGAAGCCCGTCTTCTCCTTGAACGCGATGTAGGTCGTCCCGGTCTTAATCCCGTTTTCCGTCTTCAAATTCTTCGGCATGTATTTCCAGCACAGCGGCTGATGAGACCCCTTCGCCTTGCTCATGTCCTCCGAGCTGTGAAACCACCACGCCGCCGCGTCCAAACGGCTCAGCATCGTCAGCATCAGCCGCTTCGCCGCGTACTCCGTTTTGCCGATCTGGTTGCCGCCGTTGACCAGCAGAGCCGTCACGGGGGCCGGAAAACCCAGATGTTCGCGGAAACGCCGGTTCAGATCCCGCTTTTCCTCCCAGGTCCCCGTGCCCCACTCGAACCAGTTCACCTCCAGCAGCGCGTCGGCCACCTCGAACACCGGCGGCTCCCATCCGTGATTCAGCGGGTCCGTCGCCGCCAGGTGAATCGCCAGCTCCCGCTCATGCACCATCTTCTCAAACCAATCCTTCCCGTTCCGGACGGCTTCGTCCGGGGTAATCATGCGGAAAACTGGGTGGCGGGTGTACATGTTGCAGGTTTGTTTCGGCGTGTGTAACGGCTGAAAGTCACAGATTCAAGAAATATTTTTCTCTTTTTGTCGGGGCGTGTCTGTGGTAGCCTCAGGGCATGGACACCCAGTTATCGCTTTTTCAAATTGTCATGCTGATCATTACCGTTCCGTTCATTTTCAAACTGTGTGGCATAACGTTTATGAGCTTCATGGTTTTAGCTACTACGATCTTTTTTGACGAAGATCGTACTTTTTGGAAAATTATGGGTGCTTTTGCTGCGTTTTTATTCTTTGCGGCTTTACCCGTCGGTGCGGTTTACCTGACAAAACTTTGGTTGTTTTGATCGCTGACTTGGGAATCCGGAGAAACCCGCTACCCTGGATCGAATCGCCTTCAATGTCGCCCAGGCTTTGGGCCAGCATCAGAACCTCGTCCGATTCTCCAGTCATCCAGCCCACACTCTGGCAACGCACGGCGGCCAGCGCCGGGGCATCTTCCAGAAAATGCCAGCCAGGAACAGGCTGAGCGCTGTCAACCCACTCGACGAGCAACAGTTCGGGAACCGGATCGCTCACGTTACGTCCTCCGTCTCATCATCCAAAATTCTTTCGGGAACAAACGCGACTTCGCGGAACTCAAAATCGTTGATGGCGTCCGACCAAAATGATCCGCCGATGACATATCCGTCGCGGTTTCCATCGAACCGTATCAGTATGTCTGGAATGTAACGGGTGCGGTCGATCGACACGCGTAAAGTATCCAGGGGATCACCGCAAACGCCAATGCCAGGATATGACCAATTTACTTGTTTGTTCATGGTGTTTCCTTCCGATCTTCGGCACCCGTCTCCACCGCGTCTTCCGACGCGCGGGACTGTTGTTTTCTGTTTTCCCGCCGCACGTCGGCCAGGGCGGCACGCGCTTCGGCGAAGGTGGGGCGCATGGCCACGGGGACCCATTCCGGCTTTTTCCCCTCGGCATACAGCTTCAGGTTTTCGCGCATCAGGTCGCGGGCCTGGCGCATCTGGCTGCCTCCCAGCGGGTGCAGTTCAATGATCCAGCTCTCCTCGAGGGCGCTCACTTGCAGGCTCCCGGGAAACCCCAGTCTTCCGGGGCGCTTTCAAACTTGAAATAGCTGGTGCGGAACCAGAACTCCAACACTCCAATGCCGCCGTTCTGGTTTTTGGCGACGTCCAGGCAGATCGCCCGGTCCGTCACTTCATTCACGGGCCTGCGCGTTGCCGGATCGATCGCGTTCTCGTAATCAAATTTTTCGTATTTGTACAAAAGCATGGCCGTCTGCGCGTCCTGCTCAAGGTCCCCGCAGCCTTTTAAGCTCTCCAGGGTTGGAGGGCGGCGGTCTTTCGGGTCGCTGCGGCCAAGCTGGGCAAGCACCAGTACGGGAAGGTCCAGCTCCTGGCACAGCTCTTTGATGGCCGCGCTGCCGTAGGAGATCAACCGAACAGGGTCATGGCTGTTGATATGATCCGCCGTCAGCTTTTGCACATAGTCCAGCACGAGCAGCTTCACACCGTGCCGCATTACCATCAGCCGGATCCACGAACAAATCTTGCTCACGTCACGGACGGCGTGCAGCATGTGCAGCGGCCACTGGCCAATCTCGACAATGGCCCGTTCCACCTGCGCGAAATTCTTTTCCCCGGCATGTCCCGCGTTGAGTTTCGGCAGGCTCACCCCCGCCTCGCGGCAGAGGATTCGTTTTTCGAGGTCTCGCCGCGGCATGTCCATGTTCACCCAGGCGACAGGCGTCCCGCGCTTGCAGTGGAAATTCACGATGTCCCCGGCCAGCGTCGTCTTGCCCGCGCTGGGCCTCGCCGCGATGATGTTGTAGCTGCCCGGCTGAAAGCCGGCCAGCATTCCGTCGATCTTCGCGTTGCCCGTGGGCAGACCGCTCATCTCTTTTTTCCCCTCCTGCAACTCGCGCCACTCCTGGCGAATCTCCTGGAGGCTTTCCGCCAGCGTCAGGCGGCTGGTTCTTTGCGGCAGAATGTCATAGAATCTCTGCGGGACTCCCTGCACAAAGCCGTCTTGCGCATCGCCGTAGGCCTGGTCCACGACTTCCCGGCAGACCTGAATCACCCGGCGGCGTTCGTGATACACGCGGACCTGGTCGAAGTAGTTCCGCGCCAATTCGGTCACGGGGCTCAACTCCGAACAGCGCACCAGGTATTCAAATCCCCCGACCTCCTCCAACACCCCGGCCTCGCGCAGCCGGTTGGACAGGATCAGCGGGTCGATAAAGCCCTTCCACTTCGGCTCGTCGGCAAGCTGGTACAGCGTCCGAACGATCAACTGGTGGGCCGGAACGAAGAACATTTCCGGCGACAGCCCATGCTCGGCACGCGCCAGCATTGCGCCAGCGTCGTTGCCGATCATCGCGCCCAGCGCGGCCTGCTCAATGCCCTCGTCGTGCGGGGGGGTAATCGTGTTTGCGGTTTTCGTGCTCATCCCTGCTGGAACCCCCGCTTGAGTTTCTTCCGCCACGCATCATCCGCGTCGTCGGTGGCCCCGCCGTTTATTTTTTTGCCGGAGTTCTGCGAAGAATAGCGGTCGGCGTTCTGCATGTACTTCCGGAAATACGCCAGAGGATTGTCCGGCGGGTCCACCTGGTTGGCCATGTCCTTGGCGAACTGCTCAACGGCCTCTTCGCGGAGTTCCTTGGGGCACTTCTGGATTTCGAGGGCCACATGGTCCACTCGCAGCTTCCAGTCGCAACGCGCATCGACTACCTCCTGCGCCAGGGACAGCAGGCCGGGTTCAGCAGGCTCTTCCGCCTTCCCCTCGCGCACGCGGTGTGTGTGTGGTTCCTTCTCTCCTTCTTCCCCTTCTTTCTTTCTTTCTTTCTTAGTTAGGTGTTGAGGGTTTGTTGAGGGTTTGTTGAGGGTTTGTTGAGGCTTTGTTGCTTCGCGTGTCCTTGGTGTTGCGTCCGGCTTGTCGGTTGGTGTGTCGTTCTGCGTGTTGCTTTCCATTCCTGTGTAAATGCAAGCTACTTCATTTGAAATGGTTACGATGGTTCCTTTGTTTGTTGGATGGAACGTTGCCGCGCCTGTCATTTCAATTGTTGCCTTTGCGGTCCTATATTCTTGGTGCGTAAGGCCGAGTTTGCTTGCAACGTAGTTTTTCCCGACGAAAGCCTGGTTGATCTTCAATCCGTGCTCGTTCCATCCGTCCTTGTATCTGGCGGTCGTAACGATCAGCATGAAGAGCTGCAGGGCCTTCGGATTGAGGATCAGGAAGTCCATCTGCGGACACCTCCAGATGCGGAAGTAGCCTTCCGCACCAGAGGGAAATTCAGAGGGTTGGAGTGGGCTCATTCTTCTGTTTTCTCCCCATCCTCGGTTGCAAATTCGTATCCGAAGAGGGTACGGCACATAGCCGCATTGGCCTCTCTCAATTCGCCTGCCATGCCACTGTGGTAGCGCTCTTCCTCCATGGCAGCAAGTTGGAACAGCCTGTCTGACGTGTACTCAAACCGCTCCAGGAGAAGCCTCAGCGCATTCGAATCAATGGGAATCGTAGCACTCATGACTCCACCTCGTCATCCGCCCACGGAATGCCGAGCATCGTTTCGACGATCTGCCGGTTAGCATCGCGGATTGCAGCGGATTCCGCTGTATACATGTCTCCCTGTGTCCCAAAGCAGGCAAGTTCACGATATGCGTTCGTCGTGTGCCGCAGCCTCTCGACCAGCAGCTTCACCACAGCCGGCATCGGAACGGGCGGCAGGGGCGGCTGGATCAGCGTGAGGTGCGTGTGGATCTGCGGAACGTCCGCATCGTCGGGTTCAATCGCTTTTACCATGACAAACCTCCTCCAAATTTCAGGACAAACAATGCCACCACTCCGGCGGCGTAGATGATCACGCAGACACTGGCGACGACGCCCAGGCGGGCATCCTCCTCCCGCCTGCCCGCGCGGGCCTCCAGGGCCTCGCGCAGCGTTTCCGAATCGATCAGGCGCGGGGTCATGCGGCCACCCCTTCCAGAATATTCAGCCCGTTGGGGAGGACGCGGAAGGGTTCGGTCTCGCCGTTCCCGGCTATCATGCTGCGCTGGCGCAGCGTCTTCATGGCCTCCGTCCAGCCCTGCATCGTGGCGGGCAGTTCGTGGAGGTAGGGGCCGCGTCCCAGCGGCACCTGGTATTCGGCGATGGCGGCCAGCAACACGCAGGCCTCTTTCCCGTTGAGTTTCTCCGCCCAGTATTCCAGGCCTCGCACCCGGATATAGCGCGGGCGCGGTAGTTCAGTCGTCGTCGTGTTCATCACACACACTCCTTATGGTTTTCAAACTCTCCCCCGGGTTTGCCGTCCCGGAACAAAGAAGAGTCTGCGTGCGCTCGGCAAAGACTGGCATAAGGACCAGTGTCCCTTTCGGGACAACGCACACAGACCGAGAATAGACTGCGTGATGATGCGCTTATGCTTGTGTCTTTGCCGAGACTTGTGCAAGCATAGGGCATCACCCGCTTCAAAGTCAAGAGGGGTCGCGCATTTTTTTTCATGACAGTTTCCCCCGCCGCGCCTGCCGCAGTTTTTTGGGGTCCCACTCGGGGTCGATCAGCCACATGTGGCAGTCGCCGGGAACCACCTGCACGATCACGCCCACCTTGAACAGGCTGGCGTCTTTCACCCGCACGCGAATCACTTCGCGGGAGGCGTCGGTAATCTGCGCCCGCATCAGCCGGGGGTTGCGCCACGCGCTTCGCAACACCCGCGCCAGGCGGGGCAGCCGCGCCGTTTTTCGCGTGGTGAGCCAATCGAGGATGCTCTGGTCTGTTCCTTCGAGGCCCACCGCCCGCAGGAGCTTGAGCGCCCCCGCCGCGTCGTAGGCCACCGGACGCTGCGACACAACCGGGACGCCGAGGGCGGCCCGGTTTTTTTGCAGAACCGCCCTGGGGAGGCCGGTCCATTCCACCAATTCAACTTCCGTGTACATGTTGTTCCTTTCTGGGTGACTGAATGCGATAAATGGATTGGACCCCCGGCTGCTCCGCAGCCCCCCCCCCGCCCCCTTGCGACCGCGCCCACGCCGCGTCCGCCTGCCCGCTCGCCCACGCCGCACGCGCCACGCGCACCCTGCCGCAAACCGCCCGATCCGCAGGCCGCACCCGTGCAAATCCCGTGCAATCCGCACGGAATGACCGTAAACATTGGGGAAGATTGGGAAGAAACAGAGGATTCATTATCCTTCCTCCTGCACGTCGGGCACCTGGACACTGGCATCCGGCAGGCCCAGGTGAACCCCATCGGACCCGGCAGCCGCCGTCCCATGCGGGCCGGAATTTCCGACGCCGGTACCCATCTCGACGGCTTCGGCCTCGATGTACTTGGCGTAGTCGATCTTCTCACGGGGCTCGGGCTTCCACTCGATACGCTCCGTGGGATTCCCGGCCAGCAGCTCTGCCTTCTCGACCAGGTGTTTGAAGAGGTTGGCCAGCTTCCCTTCGTCCAGCTCGTCGCGGTCGCGCTCCAGCAGAATCTCTTCGATCCGCTCCAGCGTCAGCCGGGCCAGCGCTCGCGCATTACCCGCCAGCGCAGCCCGCACCGTGTCAACATCGGCACTCCGGTCCAGTTCCTTCGCAATCGCGCCGACCGTGTTCGCGCTGATCTGCGCAACCCGCGCGGCATGGCGGATTCCCATGCCCTGCAGCAGCATCCACACCACGAGGTTGTACAGCTCCGGCTTCCCGGCCTTGAGCGTGCTGGCCGTGTATTGCAGCTCTCGCGGGATAGCTTGGAGATTCCCGGTCTCTACCCGCCGACAAAAAAGAACGGCGGCGTCGTCAAAAAGGTCGGTCTGCTCGCCCTGCCCTGCAAAAAGACGGGCGGCGGCCAGGTCGAACGCGGCATCAAGCGCCTTGCTCACACGACCTTCCCTTTGGCCTCGAGGTAGTCCAGGAGGTCAGCCTTCGAGATAAAAACCGTGTTGTGGCCGGTCTTGAAATAGCGGAGGCCATCCGAACCGCCCGTTTCTCGGAAGCGGCGAATCCACAGGTTGATCGTGGTTACGTGAGCCGAAATCAAATCGGCCGCCTGCTGGGGGCGAAGATACATAGCGTCGGGGTGTGCGGGTTTCATAACTTTACACTACTCCCTTTTAAACCTACGGGCAAGCCGTAACTATTACTAAATTCTATTGGAAATCAACGCTTTACGACTTCCGCATTCCTCGCACTTGTAAAATAGTAACGGATTGACTAAGCTATGAAATGAAAGGAACCAAACGCCATGAGATTGAATATGAACCCCAAGAGGATCGTCGAAATGATCCTCGAAAACCATAAAACCTTCGCCGCCGGTGCCCGCGTGACCGGCCTCAGCCACGCCTATCTCTCGCGCATCAGCAGCGGAGCGGACGTTCCCGCCGGAATCACCGATAAAACCTATCAAAAATTGCTGCGCGGACTGTCGCGCTCCCAGATCGAGTCCCTGGACAAAACAGAAGCCGCCCGGAAAATCCACAGAAACGAACAGGTGGGCATGTTCATCGCCGCCCTCGATCCACGCGCGAAGAACGTCGTCATGGATCTGCTCCGCCTGCTCGGCTATGTGGATCCCAAGTAACATCACCAGTCCGGTGTGAGCGCCGTGACGGCCTGTGAATACTCCGCGTAGTGCGCACAGGTCGTTGCCACGCTGGCATGACCCAGCAGCTTCTGCGCGACCGCAGGACCCTGCTCGGTGAACCAGCGGCATCCCTGAAGCGCCCTGAGCTCGTGGGCGCAGCGGGGCCGCGTCCAGCCCAGCCCGCGCATCCAGGCGGAAAACTCCCGCTGCACCAGGTTGTAGCGGGCTCCCGACACGTCTCCCGGCAAAAAATAACCGCTGCCGACCGCGTCCGCTGCCGCCACGAGGTCCGCCGCAACGTCAGGGTGCACCGGAATCCCACGCTCGCGCATTCCCTTGGGCATGTACAGCTCATCGACCGGAACGGTCAGCTCCCAGCCTTCCGGGCCGTTGCGCAGCCATTCCCGACGCGCGAACGCGGCCTCTTCCGCGCGCAGAGCCAGGGAATAGGTCAGCAGGAACACCGTGTAGAGCGGGCTGCCCTCTTCCCGCAGCACCCGCGCACCGGCCTTCACCGCGTCCACCTGCTCCTGTGGGGGGCGCGTGTACTTCTTCGCCACGCCCTTGCCAGGGACCAGCTCAGCCTTCAGGAACGCCTTCAGGTCAGGCAGAGCAAACCCCTTGCGGCGGTACTCCTGGAGCGCCCAGGCCGCGAATAGGGTCCGCGCCTTGCGGATAGTAGCCCGCGCCGACCGCCGCCAGCGCAGCAGGCCTTCCGGCGTATGCTCAGCCGGCCTGGAGCGGTCCACGTAGTCCGCCAGCGTCTTCTCGTCCAGGTGCAGCCGCGCCGTCTTGAACGCGGCCTCCTCCATTCCCACCACGCGCCGCAGACAGGCGATGTTCCCGGGAATGAACTTCGGCTTCAGCCCGCGGGACAGCGCCGCAGCCCGGTAGGCCTCCACCAGCTCGCCGAACGTCGGGGCCTCCGACTTCGACCGAACCGCCTTCACCGCCGCGAACTGCCCTTCCCGCATCTTCCCCACAATCGCCTTCGCCCGGTCCATCGCCACGGCCTTACGCGTCGTTTTGAGCGACTGGAAAACCTTTTCGCCCCGGACTTCCGTCCGGACATAATAATTTCCACCAGGTTTCCGCTGAAATACGTTCATTTGGTCCTCCAATTTGCACGGGTTTTGCACAGGTTTTGCACGGTTTTAGATTCATAGCATAAAATAACACCGTTGGCAACACCCGTTTATTACGGAGCTAC